CGCACTCGTCCATACCGAGTTGTCATAAACGCTCATGCCGTGGGTGCGGCGGTCGACGTTGGTCGCGCCCGGCGGCGTAACCGAAAAACGCAGGCTGTACTGCCCGTTGCCGTCCGACACCACCTGCATCCCGCCGCGCGGCACGTTGCCCACATAAGCGTCAAAAAAGATGTTTTTGCCCTCGGTAGGCTGGTTGGCGATAAAGCCCACCCAATCGTTGGCGTACTCGACTTTAATCGGTGCGCCCGAATTAAGCCCCTGTGCAAAATCTTTATAACCCGTAATGGTCTGGTTAGTGGATAAAGTAACGCCGCTGTTGCCGTCCAGCTTGCTCTCGGCAAGCACCTTGCCCTGCGCGGCGGATAAAGCGGCGGTGACATCATCGCTATTGAGCGCGTCGATGAGCTTAACCACGCCTGCCAGCGTGGCGGTAGCGGCGGCGATTTCGTGCGTATGCCCCACCGCGCCGTTGCCTACCCAATTGCTGGTGCTGCCTGATAGGGTGGACGGCGTAGCCAGTGCGAAGCTGGGGTTGGCGGAAAGTTTGCCTCCGCCTGTTAAGCCTGCACCTGCGGTGATTTGACGGTTGCCTTGGGCTTGCTGCACAGTTTCCAGCTCTTGTTTGAGCCATACGGTGCGGTTGGCAAGCTGGCGAGCTGGCTTGTTATCAATGCCGTTTTCGCCGCCCAACACGGGGTCGGAGGTTTCAAGTTGATAGATGCCTTCTTCCCATTGGGCGGTTTCTTTGAGGTTTGCCATGTGTTTTCCTTGTGTGTTGGGTTGGATTTTCAGGCTGCCTATGCCGTGCCGCGGTTAAACGAGCCGTCGCGCGTTGCTTGCCCGTTATGGCGCAGGCTGGCGGTTTGGTAGTCCAGCGCGGCGAGGATGCACCGCGCGGGGGCGAAAGCGGCGAGCGTGCGGCGCAACAGCGCGGCTTGGTCGTTGGTAATCGGGGCGCTCATGATGATGCGGTAGTGCGCCCAGCGGTCGCTGTGCCCGTGGCTGTAGCGCCCGTCGCGCCTGATTTCGCCGTTATGGGTTTTGTTGCCCATGCGCTCGATCAGCTCCACCTGCCCGAAGCCCAGCCGCCGCACGATTTCGCGGATTGCCCACGGCGTGCCCTTTTTGCGGTGCAGTTCGTACGCACCTTTAATCAGGCGGCGGCGTGCGTCGTCGCTTTCGGCCAGCCAGTAACCGTCCACGCCCAAGATGCTGCGGCTTTCGGCCAAGAGTTCCAGATGCGCGGGGGCGACCAAATCGACCAGGCGCGGCATCAGCTTGGGCGTGTCCAGCAGCGTGAGGCGCAAGCCTAAATCGGCAAGGATTTTGTAGCGCTGGTCGCGCTCGATGATTTGGGCGTAGCTCAGTTTCATTGTCAGCCGTCCTGCTGTTCGGGCAGCACGCGCAAATCCAGCGCCACGCAGCGCGCCCATTGGTTGGGTTTGATGATGGTGTGGCTTGGCGATTTGAGGATGACGTTGTACACGCCTGCTACTTTGAGGCAGCCTGCAATCGCCAGCGGCACAATGTCGCTGCCCAGTTTCTGCCGCCGCTCGGCTTCAAATGCCGCCCATGCCGCTTTGGCGGCGGCTTTGACCTCGGCGGCGTTTGCGCCTGTAAACAGCACCAGCTCGGCGCTTACCGTGTAGTCCACCACCTCGGGCGCGTAAACCAGCACCGTGTCGCACAATGGGCGTTTGGTTTCGGCAGACAGCTCGCGCTGCACTTGGCTAATCAGCTCGGCGGTCGGCGCACCTGTTTTGGTTAAAACGGTTACCGCCACCGTGCCGCCAATCGGGTTGCCCAATGTATCCACCGCGTTCGCCACGTGCACATCGCAAATAGCGGGCGAGACGGCTCGCGCCCAGTATTGATACGCGCCCACGCTGCCTGCCACGCTAAACCGCTCGGGCGCAAGCAGCACGCGCTCGCGGTAAGCCTCATCGCTTTCCACTTCCGCGCCGCCTGTGGGCACGCTGATATTGGCTGCACTGATTTGCGCCGCGCCCGCCAGCGGGGTTTGCAGCGCGTTGATTTGCCCGATAGACCAGCCATTGCCGCGCGTGCCCGTAGTCGTGCACTCCGCTAGCAACGCGGTTTCAGGCTGCCCTGCGGTCAGCTGCCCCTGTTCAATGGTGGCAAACAGCACATCGCCCGCGCCCACCAATGTGCCCACGGGAATGTTCACTTCGCTGTGAAACTCGGCAGCCTGAAAACGTATCGTGCAACGCGCGGCAGACGCATTCAGGCGCGGCGTGTTCACATCATCGCCGCACAAATCCAGCATCAGCCCCGTGGCAAAGCGCGGATGCTGCTGGCGGTAGCTCTCGTTAATCTGCGCGCGCAGCAGGGTCTCGCGGTAGGCAAAGGTGTTAATCAGCAGCCGTTCAATATGGGCAGGCTGCAAGGTTTTGCCCGTGCGCTGCTCGTAATCGGCAATCATCTCGGCAAGCACCGTATCGGGGCTGTCGTCCACAATCTTTACGGCTTCGCGGCTTAATTCGGTAACGCTCATTAGTTCAATCCTGCGGCTAATCCTGTGGTGTAAACGGGGCTGGGCGACAATGCGCCATTCAATCCAGCGGCGATGCGCCATTGCACCCGCATTTGAATGTGCGGTGCGCTGCCGCTAAACAACACGCGCTCCACCACCGCCCGCTTCTCCCAAGTTTGAATCGCCAGCACAATTTCGCGCACCGCATTGGGGCGGAACACGTCCTCGGGCGTGTCCAAATAATCAAAATGGTTGGAGCCAAAATCGGGGCGCAGCACATCGCTGCCCTTGCGCGTGGACAAAATATGGCGAATGCACAAATCTATGTCGTCCGCGCCTTGCGTGATGCCCGCGCCGTTGGGGGCGAGTTGCCAATGTTGGGAACGTGGGTAGGGGGTAATCATGCAGGCATGATAGGGTTTCAGGCTGGCTGAAACTTTTAATGCGGATTAAAAAATGCCGCGCAAAGTTCCTGATGTCAGGAATTTTGCGCGGCTGTTTGATAATGTATTGGTGTCGGCTGTTTTGTGAATTGGAACAGATGGGGCGGTTTTTCTTTACCGCTCGTTCACCTTCGTTCCCGTAATCTCCCCGCCTGCGTCAATATTGCCGCCCGCTTCAACATCGCCCGTAATACGGATATTGCCGTTGATTTGCGCCGCCGCCCCCTTGCCGCCGCTGCCCGTCATGCCGCCTTGATACGTCAAGCTGCCTTGCACCAGCAAATTTCCCGTGGTCGTAGTTTGGGGCGCATCAAGGGTAACCTCGCTGGCTTGCACCAACACTTTGCCGCTGGTTGTTACCCGCACATCGCCTGTGCTGCGGTCATGCTCAATCCGCGTGCCGTTGCGGTACTGCAAAACGTGCAGCTCGGCATTGCTGGCAGGCGTAGGGTCGGCATCGTTGTAGATTGCGCCCAGTACCGCGCCGCTTTCGCCCTGCGCGTCCAGCAGGCACACCACCAGCGTGCCGACATCGGGCAGGCTGTAAAACTGATTGCCTAGCGCGGCGGGCGTAATCATCGGCAGCCAGTCGGTTTGCAGGTTTTCCAGCGCGGGCAAGGTAACGCGCAGCGCGTGGCGGCTGGCATCTACGGCAGCAACCGTGCCAAATTGCAAGGTGGCGGCGAAGTTATGGCTGGGCTGGCGCATCATTGTGTTCACTTTCTTCTGCAATATATTCAACCATTTTGATTTCCAAATCCGTGATATAACCGCGCGATTTGCTGTAATCATGCCGCGCCTGTTTGACCAAATATCTGCCGCTAAACTTGCCGATGCGCTGCAATTCAATCACTTGCCCCGCCACCAGCAGGGCGTTGCCAAACAGCGTGATGTTGCCCGCGCAGCGTTCCTCTTGCGCGTCTTGCAAGGCGGCATCGGCGCGGGCGTTGGTTTCGGCTTGGCTCTCGCCCTTGCTCTGTGTGATTTTGAGCGTGTCGGCGGATGTTTTGCGGCGAGCTTTGGGGCGCAGCGGTTGGGTTTTGCGCTCGGCGCGAATGGCGCGTTTCTTTTTCGCATCGTAGCCTGTTACCACCGCCTTATCGGGCGTGCCTTTAATCAAATCGCGCAGGCGAATGGAAAGTAGGTTTTCAGGCTGCATCACCAGCACCGCTTCTTGCTGCGAGAGCGCATCGTTGCGGGTAAACACCAATTTTTTGTCCACAATTTTAAACGTGTGCCCATATTGCTTTGCCAGCCGCGCCAGAAACTCCACATCGCGCTCTTGATACTGCGTGATGCGTTGGATTTTGATGGGCTTGATGCTGCCTGAAACCGTGAGTTTCAGCCGTGCGGCGATGACTTTCACAATATCCGCCAGCATCATGTTTTCGTAGGCTTTGGGCTGCAAGGTACGATTGGCGTGGCGAATGCCTGTGGACAAGGCTTTCAGCGACACCACGTCGCCGCTTTGCTGATTACGCTGCCATTCAATTTCCGCCAGCTCAAAGCTACCCCAGTTGATGATGCCTGTGAACTGGTCGCCGCAGCCTAGGCTGAGTTTGTCGCCTTGTTCGGGAAACCATGAGCGCAGCCAACGCCCGTCCACATCTTCAAAATGCAGTTGCAATTCGTCCGACTGCTCGCCCAAGTAATCGGTGTAGCTAAACGAAATCAAATACGGTTCAACGCTGGCGGTAATGTCTTTTTGCTCGTAGGTTAAAACGCAGTTTGGGCGGGTAACAGGGTGCGTGGTCGGCGGTGGCGCGGTCAAAGGTTTTTTCAGGCTGCCTGAAAGGCTATCCGAAACGCGGTCTAATAGGCTGTCTAAAATCATCATCAATCTCCAAACCGTCAATTTTGAAACCAAGGGGGCAACAAATCCTGCCGCTGCGTCTCGCTCTGCCGCACCACAGGCACAAACACGGTTAGCCCGCTGGCAAACTGCTCGGCAAGCGGCAGATGCGGGTTGGCGGCAATCAGGCGGTTAATCGCCAGCGCGTTGCCGTAATGCTTGTGGGCGATGGTGTCCCAGCGGTCGCCGTCCTGCGTGGTGTAAACCAAAATGCCGTTGATGCTCATACGCTATCCCTTCTGGCTGCCACAAATGCGGTCAGCGTTTGCACCGCCGCTGCGCCGTTGCCCAAACTTTCCGCCGCCGCATCCAGCGCGGCAACGCCCGCGCCAAACCAGCCGCCCACGCTGCCGCTCTCTATCCCCGCGCGAAACTCGCCCACCGCGCTGCCCATTTGCTGCGCCGCCTGCGCCGCTTGGGCGGCAAACTGCGCCGCGCCCGCCAAATCGCCAAAGCTCTGCACGATTTCAGGCAGCCCGTTTAAATGGTCAAGCGCGCCGCCCGCCACGCCCAGCACATCTCCCACCAAATTCAGCACGCCTGCGGGGTCGTTTTTAATCTCCCGCGCCGTCTGAATCAGGTTTTGCATCGCGCCGATGTCGTTTTCCACCGCGTGGTAGATTTTGACCGCCGTGCCGATTTTTTCTGCTATTGGGTTGAGCGCGGTTTGCACGCTTTCAGGCAGCATCGCCAGCAGCGGGTTTTGCTCGCCCTGCACCACCGCAGGCGCAGGCAGCGGGTTGTTTGGATCGCCAACAAATTCTTTCAGTTCTACATCTATTTCCCGCGCGGCGGTGCGCCCGTTTTTATCCATTTGCAAGGTGCGTGCCGATAGCCGCTCAATCACAAACCAACCGACAAACCGCCCCGAGCCATACACCAAACTCACCGCCTGCTGAGCCTCTTTGGCGGCAATTAGCCCGTGATACGCCGCATCCACATCGCCCAGCTTCCAATGCAGTTTTAGGCTAAACTGCAGCTCGGTCAGCGCGTTGCCCATCGCCTGCAAGCGCGCCCGCCCCGCCAACACATCATGCTGGGCGAATTGCGCCGCGTGGGTTTCCTCCAAGCTGGCAAAGCTGCCCAGCAGCTCAAACGTTACATCACCCAGTTGTGCAAACATCAATACGCTCTCCGCTCGCGCTCCGCCATCATGCGGCGGAACAATTGTTCAAACTCGCGCAGCCCCATTTGCAACGCCGTTTCAATTTCCTGCCGATTGCCGCTGGGGGCGTTAATCGTCGGGGCAAAATGCACCACCACGCTGCCGCTGTTTGCGCCCTGCTGCTGCGCCTGCTGCTCACTGCGCGCTTGGCGCAAGCCGTCCGCGCCTGCCGACAAACGCGCCGACAAATCGCTGCGAAAGCCGCCCATGCGCTCGGCAAAACGGTTTTTCAGGCTGCCCGCCAACTGCGCCACACGGCTCACAGGCAGCGGCGCGCCTTGGTTTACGCCAATCGCCAATCCCTGCGTGATATAGCCGCCGAACGCACGGAACACACGGCTGGGGGAATGGATGTCCATCACGCTGGCAAAGGCGTTTTTAGCCCGCTGCGCCAAGTTCTGAATCGCCGCCATCACGCGCCCTGCGGCAGCCTGAATGCCGTTGACCAAGCCGTCAATCAGCATACCGCCGAAGCCTGTAAACTGCGCGGGCAGGGTAACGCCAAACCAGCTCATCACAGCGGCAAACGCCTGATAAAACACGCCCAGCGGCGACCAGTTGGCAATCAATGCCAAGATGCCCGACAAGCCGCCGTTAAACGCGCTTTGCACGTTTGCCCACGCGTTGGCAAAAAAGCCTGTAATCGCATTTGCCACCGCGCCCACCGTGCTGGACAAACCCTGCCACAGCAGCTTCGCCCCGCCGACCACGCCGTCCCAGCGCGTGTACAGCAGATAAGCCGCCGTTGCCAGTAAGCCCAGCGCAATGCCGATGGGGTTTGCCAGCAAAAATGCGCCCAAGCGGGCAAAGCCCTGCATCAACATGGGAATATAGCTGCCCAGCGCAGCAAAGCCGCGCAGCACCCAGCTTAAACCCGAGCCCAGCAGGCGCAGGCTGCCTGAAACCGCGCCGCCGATGCGGGAGAATGCCGATAAAACCATGTGGGCACTTCTTGCCGACAAGCCCAGCAAGCGGAACGCCGCAATGCCACGTCCAAAGCGCAGCAACTGCATTGCGCCGCGCACCCGCAGCAAAGCCGCGTTAAACGACAAAATTTTGCCTACCGTGCCAAACAGCAGGCTGCCAAGCAGGCTAAAACCATAGCGAACAACCAGACTGCCCGCCTTAAAGCCCGCAAACGCAGCAATGGCGAGGTAAACATTTTTAATCAGATTAGGGTGCGCCTGCGCAAAGCGGATAAACTGCTCCACCATCGGCTTTAAGCTGTTGAGCAAATCATTCACCGCAGGCAGCATTACCGAGCCGATGCTGATGGCTAAATGCGCCAGCTGGTTTTTAAACAGTTGCCAGTTATTCGCCGTGGTCGCGCTGCGGGCGGCGAACTCTTTATCCATGCTGCCTTCAAAGGCAGGTTTGCCGTCCTTGCCTGTGTCTTTGAGCGCGTTGATGGATTTCTGATAAGTCTCAATACTGCCAGCCAGCACGGCTACATCATCGGCGTATTCCAAGCCAAACAAATCCACCAGCGTGCCCATTTGGTCGGCTTTGGGCAGTTTGTTGAGCTGTTTCAAAAAGTCCAGCAGGGCTTGCTCGCCGTTTTGCGCGATGTTCTTTTTTAGCTCCTGCGCCGATGTACCCATTGCCTTTAAGGCAGCCTGAAACTTCGCGCCCTGCTTATCCGCCGTTTGCAGCTTGGTCAGCATGCCATTGATGGCTGTGCCTGCCACTTCGGGCGGTTTGCCCAAGCTGATAAACGCATTCGCCAGCGAAGCCGTTTGCAATTCGGTTAAACCAAACTGCTTCGCCACGCCGCCCACGCGCCCCATTGCAGTGACAATATCGCTGGCTTTGGCGGGGCTGCTGTTGGATAAATGGTTAATGGCATCGCCCAGCTTGCCGATTTGCGCGATGGGGATTTGGTACACGTTCGCCAGCTTCGCCATACTGTCGCCTGCCTGCTCGGCAGACATATCAAATGCCACCGACATCTTGGCAACCGTTTCAGTAAATCCTGCAATATCTTGCCGTGCAATGCCTAGCTGCCCGCCGCTGGCGGCAATAGCCGCCAATTCTTTGCCTGCCATCGGAATACGGTGGGTCATATCCAGTAAGTCTTGCTGCATCTGTTGAAACTGCTGCGGCATGTCAAAATCCACCACCTTGCGCACGTCTGCCATGCTGCTTTCAAAGTCCATTGCGACTTTGATGGGCAGCAAAGTTGCGCCCACCCCCGCTATCACGCTCATGGCTTCGCTGCGTAGCTTTTCACGCGCGTCTCGCCCCAACTCCAAACGTGTTTGAATGGCTTGCCATTGTGTATGACGGCGGTTCATGCGGTTTAAGGTTTGTCCCAGCTCGGCTTGTTGCCGTTGCAAACGCGCCAAATCCGCGCTGCCCGATGCGCTGGCGCGGCGAATGGCTCGCCCCAACACGTCATACTGGCGTTGCAAAATAGACACGCTGCTGGCTAAATTGCGCGTACCACCCAGCACCGAGCCAATAGCCGCCAATGTGCCGCCTAATACCGCGCCAATCTTGATGGCTATTGATAATTCTGCCGCCATGCTTTATCCTTATGAAACTGAATAATTTTTTAAAGAAAGAAACAAAATGCTTGCTCTGATTGGTGTACTTGCTTTTGCCTTTGGCGCGCTGGCGGTGGTGGCAGTTGCCATAGGCGCAGCATGGGGTGGCTACTATGTGCTACGCGATGCAGCAGGGCTATTCAAAGAAGCTGCGCTGCTTATCCGCCACATGGCTCAAAAACACTAACCCTTCCGATACCGCTCCTTAATCTGCCGATTGGCTTCATCTAGCCAGTCGGCAAATTCGTTGATGGGCAGCTCGTAAATCTCCTGCACGCTCCACCCAAACCACCACGCCACATCGGCGCAGGCGGAAAGCAGCGTGGCATCAAGCGTCTGCTGGGTTTTCAGGCTGCCCTTCGTCTTGGGGGCGAAAGGTGGCTTGGATACGCTCCAAATCCTGCAAATCCAGCATATCCAAATCTTCGGGGACTAAGCCCGTAATCTGCGATACCAGCGCCAAGCCCTGCTCGGTCTCGCTGGCAATGTGCGCCACCGCGCGCAAATCGCCCACGCGGGCGCGGCGCACGGTTACTTTTTCCAGCAACTGCCCTGTTGCCAAGCGCACGGGGTAGGCAAGTTCAATCGTGGTTTCGCCGTTTAGGGCTTGGGTGAGTTGTTTTGCGGTTGTTGCCATGATGGTTTCCTTGTCTTAAAGAGGTTAAAAACAGGACAAATTATCGTTTCAGGCTGCCTTAACGGCTTTTAACGCGCATTAAAAAAACCAATCTCTCCTTGTTGGAAAGATTGGTTTTGCTGTTTCAAGCAGCCTGAAAGTTACGCGCCAATATTCTTGCGGAACTGGCTCAACGCGTCCACGCCGCCGACGCGGTAAACATTGGTAAACGCGTTGTAATACAAGGTCTCGCGCCCCGCAATCACCACGCGGATTTCGTGCGCTTGGAAGGTGGTGGGGTGTTCGGATTTTTCCTTGGGCTTAAATGTGCCGACCGCGTTTTTGCTGAACATTACGGTGGCGGTTACCACCACGGGCACTTCCTCTTTCAGCCCCTGCGCGTTAAAGGTTTGCAGATTACCGCGCACCATCAGCGTGGCGGCTTTAAACGGGTGGTAGGCTTTCTCGGCAACGGCAGGATAAATACTGTTCCAAGTAATCTCGCCCTCCAAGGCTTCCACGCCGCTGGGCAGCTTAATTGTGCCGACCATGCCCAAGCCTTTGTGTTCATCTTGGCTGATTTCAATTTCAGGCATTTTAAACTCGGCGGCTTGCCCCATTAGGTTTGTGCCGTTGAGATACACGTTGGCGTTGTAAATGGCGTTGATTTCGCTCATGTTGATTTCCTTTTAGTGATTGGCGGATTAGCTGCTGGACACCAAGTTCGCCAAGTATTTGCGCGTCATCACGCTGGTATTGGTGGCGCGCTCCATCGGCAGCTTGGGCGTGTATTCGTACACAATCGGCACTTGCCCTTTGGAAAATGCGTCCACCAAATCGTAGTCGTAATCCAAATTGACCGTGAAGCCGACAATAGAGCGCAGCGTGCCAAAATAGGTGCGGTAGCCCGCCAGCAGTGTGTCCAACAAGGCTTCGTCTATCGGCAAATCCATGTATTGCAGGTCAAAGCGGCGCAGGCTCTCGTCAATCACATCGCCTGTGCGCTGCGCGGTTTCAAAGTTTTTGATGTGCGACACGCTGGGGAAGCACGCCAAGCGGTTGCCCCATAAGCGGTAGCCCGTGCCGTAGCTGTTGAACACGGTGGTGATGCCTTTTTCGTTCAGGCGGTTGGTTTCGGATTGTGGGTCGTCCACGCGCGCGGTTAAGCCGATTTCCAAGCCTGTTACGCCCGATAGCTCGCGGTTGGAAATGCTGAACCAGTAGCCGTGTTCCACATCGGTTTTCATGCGCAAGCCTGCGGCGTGGGTGGCGAGACTTTCTACGCCGAGCAACCCGACCACGTGCGGAAAGAACAACTGCACGCGGTCGCTGGATGTGTTGAAGTTGATGCTGCCCAAATTGCCGCGCCCTGTAATCGCTTGGCTGAGTGTCGTGCCGCGCGGCGCGTCCACATAAGCAATGGCGTTCAGGTTGTCCGCCAGCGTAATCAGCGCGGCGGCGCAGGTGGCGGTGCGGTCAAACTCGGGCGCGATGATGATTTTGGCATCTGCGCCAAAGCGGTTAAAGCCTTCTTTGACCAGCTCCATGCCCGTGCGCTTGCCTGTTGCGGCAACGTAGCCGCCGATGATGTCGGCTTCGGTTACTTTGGCGGGGTCGGTGTAGCTGTAATCGGCGGTGGGCGTGGTGGGCAGGGTTTTGAATTGGATTTCGCCAGTAATCAAATCGTTTACCACATAATCGCGCCCTTCCACCAACGCGCCGCCGTTGCCGTTGAGCGTGTAGCTGCCTGCTTGGATTGCGCCGTGCGCGGTGCGGGCGATGAGCGTGTCGGGGTCTATGGTTAAGGCTTCGCCTGTTACGCTGGATTTGTGTTTGGCGGGGTCGCACACGTTGACCACATAGGCGATGCCCGATTGGTAGCGCGTCCAAATATGGGCGGCATCGGGGATGGTAAAGCCCCTGCCTGTAAGCGTGCCAAACTTGGCAAAGTCTTTGGCGGTTTGGCATAGGGTTAATTCGTTGGTTGCGCCTGTGGGGGCGGTGCCGATGATGGCGGTAATCGCGCCGTCTACGGTGTAAACGGGGGACGAGCCGCCGTCAATGCGTATGGTTTCTGAACCGTGGTGGAATGCTGCTGCCATGTGGTGTCTCCTATGGCTGTTTGGGTTTTAACTGGGGGTCAAGCGGCGCGCCGCGCTGGCGGTGCAGCGTGCGCACAAGGGTGGTCAGGTTTTCAGGCTGCCGCAGCTCTACCTGCTGGGTTTCGGTTTGCACCGTGAGCGCGTATTGCCATGCGCCCGCCGTCTCGCTTAAAAACTGCTCGCGGATTAAATGGCAGGGCAGGCAGTTGGGCGGGGCAAATCCGACAACGGCAAGGCGCACCGCATCCAAAATCGCCAACGCGCCGCTCTCGCCGTGCAGGCTTGCGCCAATCACGGTTAATTGCAGCGTGATGTCGCGCTGCTGGGCGATATGCCCCAAGCCTTCAATCCGCGTGAACTGGCTGCTCTGATACGCCACCAGCACCGCGCCTGTGGGGTGGATAAACTGGTAATCGGCGGGGCGTTCGGGGAACTCGTCCACCTGCACCCACGGAATCGCCTGCTGCACATGGTCGCGCAGCGCGTCAATAATCGGCTGAGTGGCAGACATCAGTAGCCGCTCCAATCGTGCTTCGCCCCCGCGCGGACGCGATACGCGCCGCGCTCGGGCTGGCGGGGTTTGTCGGCAGCATCGATGCCGATGTGGATTTTGCCGTCGCGGATTTGCTCCAAGGTTTTGAGCGTGGATTGGTAGGCGGTTTCCAGCGTTTTGGGAAAGTCGGCGCGGTTAATCCGCCGCGAATGCAAAAAGTGGCGCGCGATGTTGATGCACAAGGGTGGCAGAATGGTCGGCACGCTCGCCAGCGGCAGCGGATAACGCCCGCTCAAATAGCCGTCTGCTAAATCGCAGGCGTAGGCAATGGCGGTTTGCACCACATCATCGTTCGGCTCGGTGGCGCGCGGGTCGTCATTGGTCAGCTGCGTCAGCTCGGTTTTGCTCATGGCGCGGGCTAAATCATCGGCGTTGATATACATGGCGCGTTACTCGGCTTTGTCGCCCTTGCCGCGTTTGGGTTTCTCGGTCGGCTCGGTGGCGGTTTCAGGCTGCGTGGCAGGCGGCTCGCTGTCTGCGGGTTCGCTTGCCGTTTGTGCGGTTTCAGGCTGCCCTGTTGGCGTGATTTCCGTTTCAGACTGCCCTGTTGTTTCGGGCGTGCCAGCAGGCGTAACGTGCGCTGCGACTTGCGCGTATTGCTCGTCTGTCAATTCCACCACTTCGCCGCGCTCCACGCGGTAATCCGTGCCGTCATCGGCAGTCAAAATCAGCGGGGTGTTGGCAAGATAAAATTTCGTCATGGCTTAACCTTTCAACAATACGGCAATCACATCGCCCGCCGCAGCGGCAGCAGTTACGGCATAGCCTGCGGCTTGGGTCTCGCCCGCCACCGCGCAGCCGTTGGCATCGGACGCAACTTTCGCGCCTGCGGCAACCGCGCCGCCCGCTTCCACCAGCGCAATGCCGATGCAATCCACCGCCACCGTGTCGCCCGCTTCGGCATCGCGCGGCGATACGCCCAGCACAGGCGCGGCGGCTTTGGCTTGCTTGCCATCAAAGCCGATAAAGCGGTTGGCAACAATCGGCGCGCCGGCTTGAGCGGTGGTTACCAGTACGATTTTTTTGGTTGGGGTCATGAGTGGGTCTCACTTTCTGCAAATAGGGTTTTCAAATGGTAGCCTTGCAACTGCCACAGCTTTGCAAACGCATCTTTGTAGGCTTCATCGCGCCCGATGGTCTCGTCAAAATCGGCGGGGTTCAGGCAGCCTGAAACGCCGATGACCACAAAGCCATTGTGCAAAATCAACGCACACACGGTGGCGGTTTCGCCAAAGCGCTGATACTCCACGCGGTCAATCAAAGCGGCTAATTGATAGCCTTCCAGCTTTTCCATTGCTTCTCCTTTTCAGGCTGCCTATGCGTTCAGGCAGCCTGAAAATCAATTAAACAGCCTTGTCAAACAAGAACCCACACGCGCCGCCGACTGCGGCAACTTTGCGGATGTCGGTATAGCGGGCGTATTCCGTTTTGCCGCCGTTTTGCTCAAAGCGGTCAACCACGGGCATACCCTTGCGGCGGAAGGTGTAGCCAAAGGCAGGCTCGCCTTCGTCGTTGCCCGAGCTGTGCACGGTCGGGCGCACAATCAGCGCGGCAAATTTGCCCCACACATCGCCCGTCTGCTTATTCGGCGCAGGCGCGAACACAGCATTGCCGATCACTACTTCGTCCACTTCAAACAAGATTTTCAGCAAATCCAGCGTAATCAGTTTGCGCTCACCGCTGCCCAGCATCGCTTGCAGCGTAGGGTGGTACGACAACGCGTGTGCCACGCTTGCGCCCAGCACCAGCACATTCGGCTTCACGCCGCAGGCAGCGCGCACGGTTTCTTTCGCATCGGCAACGTCTTTCACGGGGTTGGCGTTGGCATCGCTCCATTGGGTGGCGGCGGACAGGTCTTTGTAATGCCCGCTCTCGTAAGACTGCTTGGCTTGCAACAGCGCAGCGGTTTCCAGCTCTTGGCGCAGCTGCACGCCCAGCACCGCGCGGCGCGTGGCTTTGGCGCGCTCGTCAAACAGGCTTTCGGCTGCTTCGCGGTAATCCACGCCCGCCATCAAATCATGCTCTTCCAGCACAATCGGCAAATAATGCGGCGTGTCCAGCGTAATCACATTGCTGGCTGCGCCCACCGCGCGTTCGGTGGCGTGCTCCACAAACGAGCCTTTGCCGAATTTGGGGACTTTCACGCCTTCTTTGTCGGTAAACACCACGGGCATCAGCTTCTCGCCGATAAACTCGGCTTGCTTGTAGCCCAGCGCAAGGTTGGTTAAAACGGGGTCAATCTGCCCGCGCAGGTTGCGTAAATGTGTCGTCATAGGGGCTTCCTTTTAAGCATTGATGGTGCGGCGCGCCGCTTCTTCATAGGGGATGTTTTCTTGCTTTGCCAACGCTAGGGCGCGCTGGTGATGGCTTTGCGCATCGGGGTCGGCGTATTCGCCAAAGTCGCTGCTGCCGATTGTTTTCAGGCTGCCTGCGCGTTCGGTGGTAGCAATTTCGCCTGCTGCCACAATCGGCGCGCCGCCGCGCAAAAAGTCTTTGAGCGCGTCCGACAGCTTTTTGCCCTCGCCAAAATCGGCGGGCGCAGTGTCGGGATAATCGGCACAATCCAGCACGGCAACGATTAAATCTTTATCGGCAGGTTTCAGGCTGCCTGCTTTAACCAAGCCTTCGGCAAAATCGGCGTTTTGCTGGTGCACAGCATCGCGCAGGGCTTGCTCTTGCTCGGCTTGCAGTTTCGCCAACTCTTCGCGGGCTTGCTTGGCGTCGGCTTCGGCTTTTTCCCGCGCGGCGCGCTCGGCTTCCAGTTGTTGTTCAGGGGTCATAGTGTCGTCCTTTGCAGGGGGTTCGGAAAAATTAGGCTCGGCTTCAGGCTCGGGCACAGGCGGCGCAACGGCTTCAATCTGCCAGTCGGGCAGCACGCGGTCGGCGGCTTCGATGCCGTCTTTGCCAATCAGCCACTCGCGCAAATTGCGCAGCATCCGCGCCAGCAGCCAGTCGCTCTCGCCAAAAGAAACCACGCCGTCTTCATCGTCGGCAAAGTTAATCGCCGCCAATCCTTTAACTGCAGGCGGATGAGCACCCAAAAAGCCGACATGGCGCAGATACCAGTTTTCAGGCTGCGGGTTGCTCGGGTGGTTCGGCGGATAGAAGCTGGCGGAAACTTTTTTGTAGCGTCCTTTTTTAACCAGCTCGGCAAAGTCATCATCCACCTGCGCGAAATCGGCAAACAAGGTGCCGTTTTCGGCTTTCAGGCTGCCTACCCAGCCATAGGCGGGGGCGTTGGTGCTGGGATGCCCGACCACAATCGGGGCTTCGTGTTTGTCGGGGGAATAGTGGCTGGCAATCGCGGCAACCTGCTCGGGGGTAATCGTAATCGTGCGCCCGCTGTTGTCCGTGCGAGTGCCAGCGCGGAAGATTTCATGGCGCATAGCGGTGTCTCGTGGGTTTGGTTGCGGTGGATTATGAATATGGGCAGCCTGAAAAACTTTTAACGCGCATTAAAAAAAGCAGCCTGAAAACGGCTGCGGGCAAAAATCGCGCTCTGTTGCGTTTTAAGCGCGTTTAAGGCGCGGAATAGGCAAACGCTCGTTTGAACGGCGCATCGCGCTGCTGGGGTGGTCTATTTTGGTCTAATCGCTATTTTTGCTTTAACGGCGGATTGCGGAGCGAAAAAAATCGGCGCGTGGGGAAAACGCGCCGTGTGGGTTTTGGGAAACGGGGGAATGCTTACTCATCAAAAATGCTCCTTTGCCGAGCCTGCGCATCGGCAGCGCGGGCGCGTTTGATGATTTGATAAATCTGTTGGGTGGCAAGGTTGTACTTTTTCGCCAGCTGCTGGTGGTTTCTGCCATCAAACTCCGCCCAAATCTGTTTGTCGCGCTCGTCCAGCTCGCCGCCTGCGTTTTTGGGGAAATAGATAATCTGCCCGCGCCAGTTGTCGGTGAGATAGCGAGCGAGCTTTTTGCTGATTTGCACGGCGGTCGGGCGGTTGATGTGCGGCACGCTTGCCAGCAGGCAGGCGGTGGCTTGGTCTTCCAAATCAGCAATCAGCTCGGGAATGCGGCTGTCTGCCATGCGAGTCCTTTCATTTTTGAAACGTTGTTACAAAAATCATAATAATATCAATATTATAAAACAACAAAGGCAGCCTGAAAAGCTGCCCCAAAAACCTTATGTCGCACGGTCTCGCCATTTTTTTAACCGCTCAATAATATCGCGCATGGCATCGGTGTCTTTATCCCACCCTTCGCCGCCGTGCTTTTTGCAAAAAGCAAACATCGCGCTTTCCGCCGCAATCCGCACCGCGCCCGCTTCGTGTAATTCCAGCCACAGCGAGCGGATTTTTTTCTGCTGGTTGGGCAAATTTCTGTATCGCTCGCGCCCATCGGGCGTTTTAACTGTTGCCACAAAGCCCTGCGCTTTCATGTGGCGCAGCACGGTTTCCAGTTGCTCTGTGGTCAAATCCTTGCTGCTGGTTTTGCCGCGTGACACATTCGCCAGCAGGGCGCGGTAGTCGTTGTCGCTCATGCCCACCTGCTGCTTGGCGATGTGGATTAAGCGGATTAAGCGCGGTTTGATTTTATCGCTTGTCATGGTATTGCTCCTAAAAAGGCAGCCTGAAAAACGGGAATGCGTTTCGGGCTGCCTCTGGTTTATTTAACCGCGTCTTTCAACGCCTTGCCTGCTTTAAATTTCGGCACGCGATGCGCGGCAATGGTCAGCGGCTCGCCTGTTTTCGGGTTGCGCCCTTTGCGCTCGGCACGTTCTACTGTGCTAAATGTGCCAAAGCCGATGATGGCTACTTCGCCGCCCTGCAACAGCGCATCAATCACGCTGGCGCAAAACGCATCCAGCGCATCGCCCACTTTGGCTTGCGACAGCCCTGCGCGGTCGGCGATTTGTTTAATCAGTTCGGATTTATTCATGGTGTTACTCCTGTTTTCAAAGATTTAAAGGGGCGGATTTGCCGCTCCGCCGTTGCGGGTTTCGGTTTTCAGGCTGCCTGAACTTTTGCCTGAATTTTCTCAAAATCATTTTTGGCTGTTTGCTCTGACCACTCTTGCGCTTTTTTCAATACGCCCTCGTAGCTCTCCGCATATAGCCATTTATAGTAGGTATAGCCCCAACTGGATGAGTAACAATCAGGCGTGCCATCGGTAATAACTGGCTGCTCTATCAAAACAAGCCAGCCATGTAGTCCGTTATCGCACAACAATGGATAAATCTCATCACGCTCATCATCTTTTACCATGTCTCGCAAATAAGCTGCTTGTTTTGGCGGCAAAGGGAAAATTTCTGCGTCGCTCACATCCATTTCTTCTATAAACTCTTCCAAATCATCGCATAGGTCATCATTCTGCGCGGCAAGGTGGATAATTTTCACAAGGTGGAAATGCTTTTCAGCGAACTGCGCTGCCAAATCTTGATTGGTTGTTGCAATACCAAGTGCTTCTTCATCTAGGATGGGTAGATTTGGATTGCTTCGATGTTCGGCAAGCCATTTTTCGCCGTATTGTTTGGCTGCTTCGGGGGTATCAAAATAGCCGCCGATACCTACATCTCGGGCAAATGGAGCGTATTTGCGCTTATCATTTTCAAAATCAAACGCAGTACAAATTTCTAGCTCGCCTTTGATAACAAATGCGATTTTTTCTTCTTTGCTGGCGTTTTTCAGCCATTCGGTTTGAGTGTAGTTCAGGTTCATATTATTTTCCTTTTAAAGTTAAAGAGTTAAACGCCAGCAAAATCCAACACCACTTGTTCATACTTCCCCGTCTCTTCATTGCGCTGGTAGTAGCGGATATATTCACGCGTGGCTTGCGTATGCAGGCTATCGGCAATCGCCTGCATGGCGCGTTTCCACTTATCATCGTTAATTTCCAGCTTGCGAAGTTCCAACACCTTGCGCACATTGATTTTGCCTTCCTTGCTCACATCAAACGCTTGCAGCACAAAGGTTTTCAACTCCGCGCGGCTATCCTGCGTCCACTCGTTCAGGCACTCGTCAATCAACGCCTTGGCAGCTTGCAGCCGCTCATCAAAGTGCAGCACATCGGCTTGGGCGATGATAATGCGCTGTTTGCCGTCAAAACTGGTCAGCATGGTGTTGCCTTTCACGCTGCGCTTCGCGCCGTACTGCTCCACGCTCAAATCAATAAAGGCGTTGGCATCTGCCATTTGCTGCGCTTTAAGTTCCGCCATTTGCTCGCGCAGCGGCAGAATTTGGGCAAAGGCTTCGCGGATAAAATCATCGCGTGCCAAATCAATCGGTTTCATATTGGCAATCGGCACAAGGTTGCCCCGTGCGTCTTGGCGGTATTGGTTTAAATCAAGGTCTTTCATGTTTTCTTTCTCTCCAAAAGTTGGTTCAAAATCTGTTGCAGCCGCTGCCGATTGGCTTCGCGCTGCTCGGGGGAGATGGGCTGCTTATTCGGCAGCAGCGCAGCGGTTGGCGTGTTGCGCGGCGGTATCTGCTTAATCAGCTGCGCGGGCTGCGCCCATTTTTCCGCTTGGCGGATAAGCTGGCGAAAGGCTGTGGGCAAGCGTTCGCCGTCGGTTTCAGGCTGCCACGCCCACGTTATCGGCGTTAGGGCTTCTTCCCACACCGCCGCCAATGCGCTAATCGTGTCGGCGGGCGGCGAGCCTTGCAGCCGCAAAACCAGCAATTTCTGCAAGCCCTCTATCATTTGGTTGTACGCCCAATCGGGCATTTTGGGCAGGCTCATCGGCGTAGTCCCTGTAGCGTCATCGCCGCGTTCAGCGTTTGGCTGCTTTCAGGCTGCCTTTGCTCGGGCGTGGCAGGCATGGTTTGCAAGCCTTGCCCTTGCCAGCCGCTGATGACTTCATATAAATACCCATGCGACTTCAACGGCAATTTCAGGCTGCCCACATTGCGTCGTGATAACAGCTCACGGAAACCATAAATCCATGCTTCGGGCGGCGCGGGATATTCCAAACTGTTTCGGCTGATTGCGCCGCGCTCCATATCTGGCAGCAGCTCGCCCAGCAGTTTTGCCATACGCTCAAAGGTCAGCGCGGTTTTGGCGGGGCGAAACAGCGCAATGTATTGCACCGCCAGCCGTCCGATTTCGCCGCCTGTCTGCGCTGCCGCCCACACCGCTTGGCGTGCGCCTTCATGGGCAATCAGCGCGTCTAGGCTGTTTTCCGCGCCGCAGCAGGGGCAACGGGTTTTCATACTGCCTCCGCTTCTTTTAGGCAGCCTGAAAAGTTGTTTGCCGTTGCTAAGCCATGTAGCGCGGCGTAAATCGCATCGTTTTCGTGGCTGTATTCGGGCATTGCGCCGTAGAGCAACACGCCATCGTGGTTGGTAATGTCGCAGCCGAGCTTGCCGTCTTGCCGCGTAATGCGGATTTCTAGGCTGTATTCCTTGATGATATTCATTCGCCGTCCTCCAAGAATGCGCTGGGGTAGCGGCGTTGCACGCTGTGCATGGCGGCGGCGACGCTGTAAAACGTTTCCTTTCCGCCGCCGTCCAATTGCAACACGGCTTGGTTGGCGGCGGGGCGGTAGTCGATTTTGCCAATCGCCAGCGGGTCGTGGGTATGGCTGGGCAGATAAACGGTGTAGCGGGTCATGGCTGTTGCTCCTCGGGCTGGGGTTCAAGCACCACGCCTGCGGTAGGGTCTTGCTGCCACAAGGTGGCTAGGGCAAAGGCTTCGCTTTGCGTTTGGCAGGCATAATGCAAGCGTTGCAGCGCATAGCGTGCAGGGTGGTCGTCGGGGTATTGGCGGGCGGGCGGCGCGTGGTGCAGGTTGTCGCAGGTGTACACCACGATTTCAGGCTGCCTTGGCGGTTCGCTTGGCACAGCGTGTGCGCTGCGCGCCGCCATGATGCCGAGGTAAAAACACACGCCTGCGCCGGCAAATGCCGCCGAGCATAATTCGCCCAATGTATAGCTTCTCATCTCACACCCCCTTTACAATATCCGCGTCCACCTTGGCAAAGCCCAGTTGCGCGGCTTCGTTCATGGCGGCGGAGACCAGATTGTTGACTGCCAGCGGATACAGCAGGCTGTGCTGTTCCAGTTCTTTGCTGGCGCGTGATGTAACCGTGAGCCGCGCGGCGATGGCATCGATGGCATCATCGGTTAAGATTTGACCGGCATCCGCGCCCGCACGTTCAAATTTATGCTTTAAATAGCCCGCCAGCTTGCCATCGGTCAGCGGTTGCAGCGTTACCACTTCGCAGCGTTGCACCACCTCGCGCACATTCGGATTGTTCTCCGAGAGCTTCTGCGCCAGCTCGGTCTGCCCAATCAGCACAATGCCAATCAGCCGTTCAAAGCCGTTTTTCAGTTCAAAAAAGCGTTTCAAGTGTTTCAGCGTGGGCAGCGGCAAGCCGTGCGCCTCTTCAATAATCAGCACGTGCTTGTTGCCCGCCTTGGCGCTTTCAATCAGCGCGTTGTGGATTTGGCGAAACCGCGCTTCAGGACTACGCTTGGGCGACGTGTTGGGCGACACCGCTTCCAGCACCGCTTCGGCAATGTGCACCGCTTTAAGCGTTTTGCCTTTCTGGTCGTTATCCTCCATCGCCAATACATACGGTTCAATCAAAATCACAGGCTTGTTTTCGCGGTTGATGCGGTCTTGCAGGTCTTCGCGCAGGGTGGATTTGCCCGCGCCACTTTCGCCCACCACCGCCATAAAGCCGCCTTGTGTCGCCACCTGAAACATCGCCTCGCGCACATAGCGCGCATCGGGGGTTAAATACACATCTTGCGCGGTGCGGATTTCGTCGTGGAAGGGGTCGCGCGTTAAGCCAAAGTGTTGCCGTGTGGCAAGCGATAAAGCCGATTTTCTTAAAAGCATTTCGTTATCCTTTTCGGGGTTGGGTTCGTTCGGTATGGCGGGGGGTTTCAGGCAGCCTGAAACGTCCACGCCCTTGTGTTGGAAATAATCTTGTATCTGCTGGCAAATGGTTGCGCTGCGCCGCTGCGGCGGCTTGCCGTGGTTTAAGAAATTAAGCAGCATGGTTTTGCTGATGCCGATTTCCGCCGCCGCTTGGCGCGAGCTTTTACCAATTTGAGTTAAAACATCGCTGGCTCTCATCCGTGTGTCCCCGTCAGTAATCTCAGTTTGGGCGCGTAGGTAATGCGTGCCAGCACCTCTTCTAGCTCGCTCTCTGCCGCACCGTTGGGGTACAGCTCCTGCAGCCGTTGCGCTGCCGTCGTCCAATCGCCGCCTTGCGCTTCAATGCGCGGTTTGAGCATCTTGGCGAGTTCCACCTTGTTCAACACGGCAGCCTGAACATCCATTCCATTGAAACCTGATTGCCTGTAATCCATCTGCCGCCCGCGCTTGGGCGCGTAGCCGATTTTTTGCTTTTGCGCCAACACTTGCTCTTGGTGGGCAAAGGGGTCAATCCGCCCGCCAAAGGGCAGGGTTTTGGCTTTGCGTTTCTGTGCTGCCTCGTCCAGCGTGTCCGCTTGCATCGCCAGTTTTTCCAGTTGTTTGGCATTGGTTTGCGCGGCGGTGTCGGCATGGGCGTGGTAGTTCTCGCCGATGATGGCAGCGGTCTCGCGGAAGCCAAACGCATTGCGTACCACTTCGGGCACTTCCAGCCAGTATTCCTTGCCCGCTTCGTCATAGCAGCGCACCTGCGCTGAGTATTGCTTCCACGGGTTTTTGGCAACCGTCAATTTCTCGCCCACCAGCACAAACGGCACATGGCTCACATCAAACAGCCGCCCCTCAAACTCAATTTCCAGCTCCGCCTTCACTTTGCGCTCCTGCGGCATACTCAACACCAGCTCGCGGCAGTAATCCGCAGGCGGTGGGATTAACAGCTCATCGGCGGCAATTTTCTGCCAAGCCTGATAACGGCTCATGCCGTGGCGGCTATGCTTGCGCTCGCTGTTGAAATAACGCATCCAGCGGTTGGCATAGGCTTGCAGCTCGTCAATAGACCGCACCTGCACCATTTTCAGGCTGCTTTCAAACAGCGTTTCTACTAGATTGTTGCCATTTTCCACCTGCCCCTTGGCACGCGGATTGCCCACTTTGTTGATAATGACTTCCACACCCAGCTGCTTATTCAAATGTTTAAACCCATGCCCCGTGTTCGCCGAACCGGGGTCAAGCATCACGCTTTTGGGCACACCGCAAAACGGGTCTTTCAACCTATCCGCCTTGGGCTGCATTGCCTGAATAAAGGTCTCGCATAAGTTTTCACTGTTCTCGCCGCCAAACACATACCAAACAAACAGGCAGCCTGAACAATGGTCGGTAACCACATACCGCCACACGCGGTCTTGCTCAATGCGCTCCACGTTTTTCGGCTTGTTTTTGTAAAACTCGTCTTGCCGCATAATGCGCAGCCCCGTGTCCTTGCCCGTGCGCGGCAGGTAAAACAGCACGCACACGCTGGCATCAATCTGCCACACATGGTTTGGGTGTAGGCTTTGTAAGCGAGTTACAGGCGCGGGCTGCAACAGTTGGTCAGGGTGAAGCTTGTATTTGCGCAATCCGCGTGTAATCGTGCTCACCGACAGCGTGCTCACTTCGCCCGTGTCCCTATCTATGCGCACAGGGTCAATCTCTTTATTGGCAATTAACATCTCCACCGCCCTTTCCACGGTCATCAACCGCTTACCGTTCTTGCGCATCGTTTCCATCAGCAGCGCGGAAATCATCTGCGCATCGCGCTCGCTTAACGCCGTTTTGCCTGCATCGGCGCGGCGCTTGCGCGAAGGTTTCACCATCACACGGTCAAGCTCTTTGTATAACTTTGCCGCACTCATATTCAGTTTTGCCGCCTGCGTGCGGATAAACTCGGTCTTGCCGCCTCGTGGCAAAGCATCCAGCTGCGCGGCAATAGCGCGTAAACGCTCGTTCAATACCGCATTCATCGTGGCTACTCGCTTTCAGGCTGCAACCATTCAGGCACACCGTCATCGCCCGTGTTTTCAGGCAGCCCATATTGGTCGCGCAGATGCTGGCAATCCATAATGATTTGGTTCAAAACCCCCACCATCCGCGCCTGATGCGATAAACCATGTGCCTGCTCGTGCGCTGCCATTTGCGCAAAATAATCCCCCAGTTGCGCCAGCTGGCTGCGGATTGCCACTTCTTTCGCGCCCACCGCCATGTGCAGCTCGCTGGCAACATCAGCGGGGTTCGGCTCTTTCACGCCGCCTTTCTTTTTCGCCTTTTCCAGCTTTTCCGCCAGCTCATCAATCTTGGCATTTTTTCCCGCCAGCACTTCATCTTTGGCTTTCGCGTCCTCGCGGCTCTCGCGCAGCGCCAAGCGCAGCTCGCGCACCGTCATCCTGTCCACATCGTCCAGCGTCATGCCGTTTACTTCCTCGCCTTCTGCCAGCCCGATTAAGGTAACGTCTTCCTCTACCAGTAATTCCAGCAGTTTGGACTTGCCCAAATCCATCAACTTAGGCGCGGCTTTTTGCATTTGCGGGGTGGCAAAACGCTGGGTGGCAGCCATTAGGCGCGCCGCTTCGTTTTTACCAATGCCAAATTGCTCTTTCGCAATGCCAAGAAATCGCCCATGCTCGGTATGCTCCTTCAACACAATCAACGCGCAGCCCAGCTCAAACATCCCTTCAACCGTTTTACGCATCGCCTGCCGCCCCCGCTCAATCCAGCGCTCCTCGTTATAAATCTCCCCATTTCCCCATTGCTCCATAACCATTAAGCTATGAGCAGCCTGAAAATTCTGATTGGCTGTTACCGCTTCTTTATCCATTACTTCAACTTCATTCATTTTTTTCTCCAAAAGTCCTTACGTCAGGACTTTTCAAAATCCGTTAATCAATCTCAACCCGTCTGCCAATCTCGGCAATCCTGCTTTGCAGTCGTTCCTGCTGCCGGTAAAACCGCTCGGCGATTTGCAGAGTTTTGACGCTGTACGCAAAGTTGCCGTTATCCAGCTTGGCAACCAAGCCCTCGGCGATTAAATCCTCCAAATCGCGGCTCACATGCACCGCCGAAATGCCCAGCCCTTCCGCCAATTCTTTATTGCTGATGCCGATAATCGGGTGCGCTTCCAAAGCCTTGAATACCCGCAAAATGCGGCTGCCTTTTTTACTGGTTGCCATTGGGTTGCTCCTTCAAACCAAGTTTCACTGCGATTTCATGCCCTTTGCCACGGCTCGCGCGAACGCTGCCATTCAAAATCCGCGAAACATAAGTCGGGTCATAGCCGTTTGCCTCGCACCAAGATTTGATGGTTTCGCCACGTTCACGAAACCCCGCTTTAACTTTTTCTGCTTTCATAAGGAATATCTCCTGAACCTTTCGTGATAAAATCAAGAAATTAAAGATTTAAACAATCTTGCTTAAATGTTGGCGCAATAATAAAGGAATATTTCCAGCAAAGCAAGAATATTTCCTGATTATTTAGGAGTATTTCCCTATGGATTTGAATTTTATTAGAAATATTCGGAAGTTTTTAAGCCAAGAAAACCTAAGCATCGCAGAATTTGCAGGAATAATTGGTGAAAAAACATCGCGCGTAAACGATGTGTTGAAAGGAAAACAACGTCCGCCATTTGATATGCTTCAGAAAATAATAGAAAAATTTGATATTGACGCGAACTGGCTTATTTTAGGCAGCGGCGAAGTACAAAACTGGAATAGTTCCAGCAATGAGAAATATTTGGATGAATTGGATTATGTGCCTGACTATGATGTTCTTGTATCGGCGGGGATGGGGATGGATGGGCAAGGTACAACCAGCCCACGCGCTTATCAAGCGTTCCGCCGCGATTGGCTGCACCAACGCGGTTTACACGCCAGAAATTTGAGCATCGTTACCGCGCGGGGCGACAGCATGGAGCCGACCATCAATAACGGCGATATGCTGCTGGTTGATATGTCTAAAAAAGTACCGCGCGACAGCAGTATTTATATTATCCGCAGCAACGACACGCTATGGGTCAAGCGCATTCAAACGCAGCCTGATGGCAAATTGCTGTTAATAAGCGACAACAAAACCTACCCACCAATTCAGTTAAACCTAGATGAATTTGATGATGTGGAAATCGTAGGCAAGGTCGTGAACATTTCCAAAGATATTTACTAGCCCAAATGGAATAACCATGAAAACCACCACAAAACTATTTTGCCTGCCCTTGCTGATGCTGGCACTTACCGCCCCCGCTTTGGCAAAAACCTGCAAAGACTTCCCCACCCAAGCCGCCGCGCAAAAATACTATGAAGCCCAAAAAGCCGCTGGAAAATCAGGTTGGAAAAAACTGGACCGCGATAACGACAGCAGAGCCTGCGATTGCAACGTAGGCGGCAACGGCAAACACTGTCCTAACAAGAGAAAATAAGCCATGAAACATTACGCATTTTTGTTGTGCTTGGGCTTGGCAGCCTGCGGCGGCGAAAATCCCGCACCGTCTGCCGTTTCTGCACCTGTTGCTGTCAGCGCAACAACACAAGCCGCCAGCACCCCCATTGCGCTACCCACGTTAAATATGGATTTTTCCAGCTATGCCAAAGCTGCCAACAAGCAGCTTAAAACCAGCAAAACAGGGTTAACAATTCCTGAAAGTGCATTTCCTACACCCAATTCAAACGGTGGGAAAAATATGCTGCGCGATTTGGCAGATGGTTTAACGCTTGCGGTTGAAACCGATAGCGACAACAAAATTCAAATCGTGCGCGTGATATGGCAGCCTGAAAAAAATCCGAAACAAAATCAACAATTAGTAAAAGGTGCAGCCGCACTCATTGCTGCCACTTTGCCTGATGACCCCACGATGCCCAAAGATGTTGCCGCGCAAATCAACCTTGCGGCAACCAGCAAAGATGCGCGCGAATTTGTGCGTGGCGGTATTGCTTACAAGGTTGCCAGCACAAATCAGCCCAGTGTGATGCTGACCGCCAAACCCGAATAATTCAGTTCCTTTTTTAAAGCGCATTAAAAGCCCTTTAACCCCCAAAATCCGATAATCCCTATAACGATAACCAACGTTATAGGGATTTTTTATGTCCAAACCAAATACACAGCAGCCTGAACTGGCATGGCTCGCCATCGCCCGCCGCGAAATCGGCACGCGCGAAATCGCGGGCAAAGAACACAACAGTACAATTCGCAACTGGCTGATTAGCCTAAACGCATGGTGGCAAGACGACGAAACGCCGTGGTGCGGCACATTTGTTGCCCACTGCGCGCGCGAAGCGAACCGTGCGCTGCCCCGCTATTGGTATCGCGCCAAAGACTGGTTGAACACAGGCACGCGCTTGGACAAGCCCGCCTACGGCTGCGTGGTGGTGTTTAACCGCGACGGTGGCGGTCATGTGGGCTTTGTGGTAGGCAAGGATAAGCAGGGCAATTTAATGGTGCTGGGCGGCAATCAGGGCAATGCGGTCAATATCAAACCATTTGCAACAAGCCGCGTGGCGGGCTATGTGTGGCTGGATTGGGCAGATGGACGCAAATCCGCGCCCAAGCCTGAACGCTTTGAGTTGCCGTTGTTGGACAGCAATGGGCAAGTTTCGCGCAACGAACGCTAGGAGGCAGCCTGAAAATGAAACGGCACTCTGTTGTATTGGGTGCGCTGGTGGCATTAAGCCTAACCAGTCTTGCGCCGTCATCGCCTGAACTGACTTTAAAAGAACCCAGCCGACCGCGCCCGCAGCCGCACCCATTGGGCGGTGTTGCGCTGCGTAAACATCGCCACAGCGGCGTAGCAGCGGCGCGGCGGGCTAAACGCAAAGGGAAACGATAATGAAGCTGCTCAAATGGCTATCGGGCTTAATCGCCAACCCCGCTACGGGACAAATCAGCCACACTAAACTCTGGGCAAACATCACCGCTGCCTGCATGACCTACAAATTTATTCAAACACCTGATGCGCCCGAGTGGCTGTGGTGGGCATACGGCGGCATGGTGGGCGGCTACGCGCTGATTAAACGCGGCATCGCCGCCGTGCCACAGGTGGCGCAAATCCAAAAGGGGCAGAGCGATGCTGAAAATCTGGAATAAATACAAGTTTCAGGCTGCCTGCGTGGGTTTTGTGCTGGCGTGCGCCGCATCCGCATGGGCAGGCTGGGCAATCGCGCAAACATCATGCTGCGCGGCAACCCTGCTGCTGAAAAACCAATACGTCGCCGAGCAGCTCAAAGCCCAGCAGGCGCATTCTGCCGCGCTGGCGGATGCGCTGGCAAAACAGCAAGCGGCGGTGCAATGGGCGCAGCAACAGGGCGAGCAACTCGCCGCCACGCGCGCCCAGCTAGAACAACGGCAACACGAACTCAACAAGGAAATCCCCCATGCCACGCATCAAGATAATCAAGGCACTACTGTTTACAACGGCATTGGCAACCACAGCCTGCACCTCTACAACCGCGCCTTTGGTTACCCCGCCGATTAGGCAGCCTGAAATCCCACCCGTTTCCACTGAGCTGCTGGTAAAGCATGAACGCCCCGAGCGTCCCGCCAGCGGCTCACCCCAACATTTGCTAGACCACGCCGTGCGCTATGGCGGCTACTGCCAAAAGCTGGAAGCGCAGGTGGCGGGCTGGCAGGCGTGGTATCGGCAGCAGCAAGGCAGCCTGAACGCAAAGGACACACCATGAACCCACTCAACGTAGAAACCCTAATCGGCGGCTTAACCAGCATGCTCACCGCCGCGCTATGGTTTTGGGTCAAAACCATTTCCGACACTAACCGCGAAGCCGCCCGCGAGCGCGACGAAATCCGTCAAGAACTCGCCGCGCTCAAAGCCGCCCTGCCGCGCGAATATGTGCTGCGCGATGACTACATTCGCAATCAAGCCGTGTTAGAAGCCAAAATGGACGGCATACACAAAACCCTAACCGACCTTTACAAAATAGAAAGCGTGAAAAAATCATGAACGAAAAGGCACGCCGCGAAGGCATGCGCTGGCATCTCATCAACACACTTAACAAAGCCCGCCCCTACACATCCAGCGAAGTGTTTTTGCTGGACGTGATGCGCGGGATTTATCCCGATGCCACCGCCATGGAATTGCGCCAGCAGTTAGACTATTTAAAAGACCGCCGCCTGTTGGTGCTCACCAAACAGCCCAGCGGAATGTGGTTTGCCGATTTAAACCGCCTCGGCGTGGACATCGCTGAATACACCATTGAGTGCGAAGCAGGCATCGCCCGCCCGCCGAAATACTGGGAGAGCTGATATGGCACGCCGAAGCAGCATAGACGCGCTACCCGAAGCCGTGCGCCACAGCTTGGAGCGCAAGCTGTCCGAAAACGGTTTTGCCAACTACACCGCGCTGGCAGACTGGCTGACCGCGCAGGGCTACGAAATCAGCCGTTCCGCCGTGCACCGCTATGGGCAGAAGGTGGAACGGCGTTTTGCCAGCATCAAAGCCAGTACCGAAGCGGCGCGGCTGATTGCCGAAGGCGCGGCAGACGAAGGCGACACCCGCAGCGAAGCACTAATGGCAATGGTGCAGACCGAGCTATTTGACGCGCTGGTGCAAATCGGCGAGCTGCCCGATGAAGAGCTGCCGCCGATGGAGCGGTTTGACCTGATGAGCGAAGGCGCGAAACGCATCGCGGGGCTGATTTCCGCCAGCACGCGGCTGAAAGAGTATCAAGGCAAAGTCAAAGCCCGCGCCCAAGCCACCGCCGATGAAGTGGCGCAGGCGATAAAAAAAGGCGGACTGTCGCACGACACCGCCGAGCAAATCCGCAAACAGATTTTGGGGATTGCGGTATGACCGAAAAAAACAATTTCAGGCAGCCTGAAAACCATAATCCGCCCAACGATAACCGCACGCCGATGGTGTTGCTGCCTTATCAGCAACGCTGGATTGCTGACCCCGCGTATGTGAAAGTATGCGAAAAATCGCGCCGTATCGGTTTAAGCTGGGGCGAAGCGGCGGATAGTGCCTTGCTGGCAGCGCAAACCAGTGGCATGAACGTTTGGTATATCGGCTACAACAAAGACATGGCGTTGGAATTTATCCACGACTGCGGCAACTGGGCGAAGTTCTACGGCTTGGCGGCAGATGAAGTGGAAGAGACAGAAGAAGTGTTTGCCGATGGCGACGACAAGCAGGCAGTGTTGGCGTTTGTGATTCGCTTCGCATCGGGCTGGCGCATCACCGCGCTGTCCAGCCGCCCCAACAACCTGCGCGGTAAGCAAGGGCGCGTGATTATTGACGAAGCCGCGTTCCATGACGACTTGCCAGAGCTACTCAAAGCCGCAATGGCGTTGCTGATGTGGGGCGGGCAGGTGCACATCATCTCTACCCATGACGGCGTTGATAATCCATTTAACGAACTCATCACCGATTGCCGCGCAGGCAAAAAACCCTACGCCGTGCACCGCATTACCTTTGACGATGCGCTCGCAGACGGCTTATACAAACGCATCTGCCTACGGCGCGGCATAGATTGGACAGCCGAAGGCGAAGCCGCATGGGTTGCCGAAATCCGCGCCAGCTACGGCGACGATGCAGCGGAAGAGCTGGACTGCATCCCCAAAAACGGCGGTGGAAAATGGCTGAATCGCGCCTTGATAGAAAGCCGAATGTCGCCCTACACGCCCGTGCTGCGCTACGACCAAACAGACGATTTCGCGCTGTTGCCCGAACACCAACGCGCCACCGAAGTGGCAGACTGGCTTTCAGGCAGCCTGAAACCGCTGTTAGCCGCGTTAGACAACACCCGCCACAGCTTTGTTGGCGTGGATTTCGCCCGCAACGGCGACCGCAGCGCGATTGTGCCGTTAATCCGCCAGCAAAATCTTAATCTCTATACGCCGTTTATCTTGGAACTGGGCAATATGCCGTTTAAACAGCAAGAGCAAATCTGCGCCTATCTGTTGGCAGGCTTGCCCAACCTGCTCGGCGCGGCTTTGGACGCGCGCGGCAACGGGCAGTATCTCGCCGAAGCGATGCAAGACCAATTCGGCGGCGAGCGCGTGCAAGCTGTGATGTTGTCGGAGAACTGGTATCGCGCCCACACCGCGCCATTCAAAGCCGCGCTGGAAGACGGCACGCTGGACAAACTGCCGCGCGATGAAGACATCTTGACCGACCTACGCGCCTTTGAATTAGTGAAAGGCGTGCCACGCATTCCCGACACGCGCACGCGCGGGCAAGACGGCAACAAACGCCACGGCGACACAGCGATTGCGCTGGTTTTGGCACACTACGCCAGCCGTGAACTCAATATCGGCGCGGTGCGCGTTGCCAGCCGCGCCGTGCGCCGCCCAAGCCGATTAACCCATGGCTATTGATTTCAGGCAGCCTGAAACAGGAACTCTCTCCATGAAACCCCATATCAAACTCAAAACCCCGCACGGCACCATCGCCCCCACCGCCGCGCAGCTGTCCAGCCAAATCGCCGTGCTGGCGCGCTTCGGCATGGGTGGCTTCGGCGGCTGGCTGCCCAACCCCGACCCCATCCTGCGCAAAATGGGGCGTCAGATTGATGTGTACCGCGAGCTGCTGCGCGACCCGCTGGTTGGCGGGCAGGTGCGCCGCCGTAAAGCCGCCGTGACGCGGCTGCAATGGCGGTTAGACGGCGACGATGTGCCGCAAAACGTGCGCGATACCATTCAGGCTGCCCTAGCCGCCCACGACCTAGACCGTCTCATCAAAGACATCTTAAACGCCACCTTGTTTGGCTATCAGCCGATAGAAATCATTTGGCAACAAGGCAGCTTATGGCTGCCTGAACGCATCATTGCCAAGCCGCCCGAATGGTTTGGCTTTGACGACGATGCCCAGCTTTATTTCCATCAAAACAACGCAAGCACCGAGCCGCTGCCCGCCTACAAATTTCTCTGCCCCACGCAAGAAGCCAGCTATGCCAACCCCTACGGCTTGGGCGATTTGGGCTTGGTGTTTTGGGCGGTAACCTTCAAACGCGCAGGGCTAAAATTCTGGGCAGAGTTCACGCAAAAATATGGCAGCCCGTGGCTCATCGGCAAAGAACCGCGCAGCAACACCGATGCCGACACCAATAAACTCTTGGACGCACTAGAAGCCCTGCTCGGCAACGCCGTCGGCACAATCCCCAGCGATTCCAGCGTAGAAATCCACGAAGCCAGCGGCAAAGCCGCCTCGGTCGATGCCTACGACAAGCTCATCCGCTACTGCCGTAGCGAAATCAACATCGCGCTTTTGGGGCAAGACCAAACCACCGAAGCCAATACCAACCACGCCAGCGCAACCGCAGGGCTGGAAGTAACCGACGACATCCGCGACAGCGACAGCCGCATTGTGATGGGCGCAATCAACCAGCTGATTGACTGGATTTGCGAACTCAACTTCGGCGACGTTGCCCGCCCCAAATTCGTGCTGTACGAAGCCGAAGCCTACGGCTCAACCGAGCTTTCCCAGCGTGATTTGAACCTGCACCAAATCGGCGCACGGTTCAGCAACGACTACTTCGCCCGCGCCTACGGTTTCCAAGACGGCGATTTGCTGCCACCCCAAAGGCAGCCTGAAAACGCAGATTTTGCCGAACCCCGCTCACATAATGAATACAGTCTTGCGATAGATGTACCGCAAATCATGGAAACTGCCGTTGCAGGCAGCCTGAAAACCCATGCGCCTGATGTAACCAGCGAACTACTCGGCAGCCTGAAAAACGGCGCAACGCACGAAGCCGTGTTGCACCAGCTTGCCGACAGCTATCCCGATTGGGACGATACCGCCATGCAAAACGAGTTGGCGCGGCTTATCTTCCTTGCCGACGTTGTCGGACGGCTGGAAGCGCAGGCAGAATTGGCGGGGAGTTAAGCCATGAACCCAACCGAAATCGCCGCGCTGTTCCAAATGCAGCCTGAAAACGCCATCGCCTATCTTAAACAAAAGCACATCGCCGAAAGCTGGGACTGGCAAGATATGCTGGACGATGCCCACGTCTCCGCCTTTACCATCGCCAAAAGCGCGGAATTAGACGTAGCCACCGACATTTACCAAGCCGTGCTTAAAGCCGCCGAAAGCGGGCAAACGTTCAGCGACTTCAAACGCCAACTCGCCCCCGTGTTGCAACAAAAAGGCTGGTGGGGCAAACAAACCGTGCCCAACCCCGACACAGGCGAGCTGCAAAACGTTCAACTCGGCAGCCCCTACCGCCTAAAAACCATCTACCTGACCAATCTGCAATCCGCCTACATGGCAGGACGCTACGCCGAAATGACCGCCGCCATTGCCACGCACCCTTACTGGCAATATGTAACCGTCAATGACGGCAAAGTGCGCGAAGCCCACCGCAAACTGCACGGGCAGGTGTTCGCCGCCGATGACCCCGTGTGGGACACGCTGTATCCGCCGCTGGACTACCGCTGCCGCTGCCGTGTGCGCCCGCTATCGCGCAGTCAAGGCGCAGCATTGGTACAACCATCGCCCAAACTGGAAAGCATCATCGTGGACATCGGCACCAACCCTGCCACAGGCGAAGAACGCTACGCCCAGCGCACAGGTTTCAGGCTGCCTGACGGCACATTCGCCGCCCCCAGCGCAGGCTTTAACGCCAACCAAGGCAAAACCTTTTTGCAGCGCACCGCCCGAGTAGCCATAGAAAAAGCCCAGTCCGCCCCGCCCAAATTAGCCAAAGTCGCAGTGAAAGAAATGATGAAACAAGAGAAATTCCGCAACGCACTCACATTGGCACAGTTGAAATGGGTGGCGGAATTGTTGGGATTGAACTAATAGAACAGCAGCAATAGGCAGCCTGAAACCATGCTTACCATCACCCTAAACAGCCAAGACGTAGAACGCGGGCTTAACCAACTACTCGGCAACCTGCGCCACCGCCAGCCCATGATGCACGGCATCGCCGCCGAGCTGCTGAACCTAACCGAAGACAATTTTGAAAACGAAAGTTGGGGCAATGAGCCGTGGCAGTCCACCCATCGCGGCGGCAAAATACTGCAATTGAGCGGACAACTCGCCGCCAGTATCCACACCCTTGCCACCGCCCAAACCGCCCAAATCGGCACCAACAAAATCTACGCCGCCATCCACCACATCGGCGGCGAAATCCACGCCCAAAACGCTCCCTACCTGATGATACCGCTCGGCAACGGACGCTTCGCCCGCAAGCAATCCGTAACCATTCCCGCCCGCCCCTATCTCCCCATCAATGCCAACGGCGAACTGCAATCCGACGGCGCAACCCGCATACTGGACGTGGTCAAAGATGCCCTTGCGCATGGTGTGTAACCCAATCGCCAACACACAAAAAAGCGGACATATTTCAGTCCGCTTTTTGTTTCACTCTGTGCAACGCTGTTACAATTTCCTATCCCGCTTTGTTTTGAATTATCCCGCTTTATCCCGTTTATCTTGATGAGTGGGGTGGGTTTTTCTTAAAGGGTTTCAGAATGGGTAAGTGGAGCGCATTTGGTGGAGGAGGAGCTTACCGAAAAAACAAAAACTATCTCAAAGAGAGCAGAACAAGAGAGTTCAACAGAACAAGAAACTGCCCGCGAATACAGCAGGCAGCCTGAAAACCAAAATATCCCAACGTTCAGCAAACAAGACGGAGCAATCGGCTTGCAGATTGCCGCCGTTTATATGCTGCTGCCGTTTTATCGCGGCGACCACGGCGAGGACTTCCGTCGCCCTGCGTTTAATCTGCTCACTGCGGCTTGGCTTTCTTTGTTTGGCAAGGTGGAAAATATAGGAGAGGGACAAGCATTGGCAGAAAAACCGTTGGCAGTTGCGATTACGGAAGTGTTGTTTGCGGAGGGCGGATTGGTTTATTCCACAGAAAAGAAATACGAACATCTGCTGGTTAATCTCTATTTGCCTTTTGTGAATTTGAACTTGCCAGGGTTGAGTGAAAAAGCATTAAGTGTTTTTGCTGGTAGGAATTGCCAAGGGATTGATTTGCATGGAGCAACTTTACGAGAAGCTCATTTTGAGAGGGCTGATTTTGAGAAAGCTAATTTGAAAGAGGCTAATTTAGAGTGGGCTAATTTAGAGAAGGCTGATTTGAGGGAAGCTCATTTAGAGAGTACAGATTTGCAGAAGACTAAGTTAAAGGGTGCTGATTTAAAGGGAGCTGAATTGGGGTGGGCTGATTGGGAGGAGGCTGATTTGTTTGGAGCGCAATTAACAGAAAGGGATTTTCATCAACTTCCTACCATAGGTGTTATTGAAGCTCGGGGTATTAGTGAAGCGCAAAAGGCAGATTTAATTGTTTTGGCATTATTTGAGTTATCCATTTTTTCTACACGGGCTTACCAGCTAACTGCAACTAGAAAAACAAAAACGGTTACTCACGAAATAGGAGAAGAAATTGAACACATAATTTCTGGTTATCAACTCAATGAACAAAAAACCAAAGAACTCAACCAAGCCAACTGGGACATAGAAATCAAAGAATTGCCATCCGACAACACATAA